GTCGACTTCGCTTGGGCGACAATCTTGGTTATAGTGACTATGGACTACATATTTTATTTTTGAAATGAGTTGATACTTTACGAAAGTCTTTGGGTCAATTTTAAAGTCATTCTCATTTTCGGAAATATTTTCAAGTGGAATATATTTTTCATTGTTTCCATCCTGTATAACAAGTCCACAACATTCTCGTGGTGCTTCTCTGCCAGCGTGAGCGTATATTTCATCCATCATGAGAACGCTTTTGCCGCTGGGAATCCTCCAAAAGGAAGAGTCGCATTTGTATCTGGATTTGCTTTTCCTGTTGATGAAGCCGTACCTACTGATATTGGTTTAAATCCAAAACGCATCTTACAACCTTCAGTACGCTTACTACATCCATCTCCTCTCTCCCAATACTCACCTGGAGTTGGAGCTACACTTTTACTTGCAGCTTTTACTTTCCATAGTTGAGTTTTGTTATGTGTAGAAGAACTTGCAACATTATCTGTAAATGTTACATAGTCATTATGTCTATCATCACTATATGCAAAATATTCTGTTCCATGAGAGTATGAGGCATATACTCTTACTCTCTTAAAATTTACATTCGTATCACTAACTGTACCTGGTGAGCTAGTTGTCTTTGCTGCTTGCCAGTAGTTAGTAACAGTAGCGCTACTAGTAGTACCATTTGCATGAAATTTAGTTTTATTTTCTGTATTCTTATAATAACTATTTTCAGTTATTGTGCTTAAATTAGTAGAAAAACTAGTACTGCTTGGAATAATATATTCGTCATCTGTATTTACATAGACAGTATATTCTGTTCCATCAGCATAAGTTGCTACTTGTGATTTGTACTTTCCTTCTAAGTGCCAAGTACATCCGCTTTGTGCTTTTTTATATTCAGGTACATTATCACCTGCACCTTGATACAAGAAAGGACATCTATCAGGAAGAATATTTCTTGCTGGTATTCTTATTCCTTCCAAATCAAAAGGTGCTACCATTTCTATTTGAACCATAGTTTTGGTTCTTTGTTTGATTCTATCCATTGTATAGATATCTCTTGGGAACTCTTGTGGAGGACTTGCATCCCCACTTTCACCATAAAGATATTTTTTCAATGTAGTTCTCTTGATAAATTTTAATCCAAGAAAACTCTGATAATTAATAGTACCGATTGCACTTGAAAAAGCAGTAGTTGCATTACCTATTGTTACACTAGGTCTTGCAATAGCACCGTCATTTTTATATTCTATTCCTTTTACTTTTGCAGGTATAGCTGTATAAGTATTTATTTGAGCATTATTTGAGTAATCTCTAAACTGTACTTCAGTTAAGTCATCATCTAAACCACTCATAAAATATATGAAATCGCCTTTTGAATACTCTAGCTCATAAAGTTCAACCAGTGCTGAGCCTGGATCAAGTTTCTGTAAATCTTTTGTTACTAGATTTTCTGACATTATTATGCCTCGTAAACTCTCACTAGTGTTGCCGTACAAGTATAGAAATCATCATATTCCCATTTTTGGTCAAATTCTTTTACATATACTTTTACTGTTTCTTCATTACCACTCGCATTTGTATCTGCAAATGTAAAATTAAAAGCAGTTACACCATTAGTACTCTCAAAAAATCCTATGATATCATCTATTTCTGCTTTTGTTCGAGTAGCAAATTGCACTGCAAACTCTTGTTTTAAATTATTTATACCTTTAGCAATTCTTTGTTCATACCCATCGCCAAACTCCGCTTTATATATACTAGGAGTGTTCTTTCTATTCATACCCTTATCAGGTACTATAGTTCTATTTCCAAATGTTGATCCTGTGCTAAATCCTATTGCCATCTTATGCTCCTAATATTCCCCCTGGTCTCATTTCTTTCTCTAATCTTTCTTGTACTGCCATATTAATTACGTTTGCTAATTCTTTTCCGCCATCAGAGTCTACATTACTTGAAGTTCCGCCCTCTGCAATATTCACTGTAATGCTTGTATTGTTTGTAGCACCACTACCTTTGCCCATATCAACAGGTATACTTCTTCCATTTGGAAGTGGAACTACTGCTTCAGTACCATGAAGAACTGCCCCATAACCAGAGTTTGGTCCTGAAGCGACTCCTCCTCCAGCATAAGAACGATATCCTGGTGCACTCATTATTCCACCACTTCTACCTGCTGGCCCTCCAAAGAAGAAAGTTTTTAGTATATTACCGATTGTACCTCCACCGCCTTGTAGTGGATCAAAAGCCATTTTTGCTCTTTCATACACAGCAATCATCATTTGAATCTGTGCTACTTTTGCCATAATTTTTGCAGTCTTTTCTTCTTCTCCTGTTACAGCACCCATCATACCGATAACACCTGAGAACTGATTTAGATTCTTACTAAACTGATCCATTGGTTTTACATTATCATCACCACCAGCACCGCTTCCATCAACACCTGCTGCCTCATTTATAAGTTTCTTCAATTCTTCTACACCGCCACCAAAACTTGCAACAAATTCTGGA